GACATAAACATCATCTTGGTATCTGGCTCAATGCGGATCAACAGTTCACCCTTAGGCTCCCGCATGGGGAGGCGTTTGAGTTTGGTGCGCCGGTCCACCCCGTCGTTTACTACCAGAATGTTTTGCATGTGGCGGTACAAGTAGTCACCAATGACTTGATCGGCGGAGTCCATAGGTGCGGCTATCTCGGTACGTAGCAAGCGTATCCGGTCGCAAGCCCACGTATAAATGCGGCCCATGTCCCAACTAATGAGCCCGGCGCGGCGCGCTACTAAGCCGCCTACAATGTTAGCTGCAACGGTGGCTGACCAGAACCGTTCCTTGGGGGCTAAGCGAAGCTCCCGGTCGATGCGCAACTGGACTTCCGCGCAAGTCTTAATAACCTCTTCAAAGTTGTTAAACACCCACTCCATAAAAATAGGACCTGCATGGCCGTAATTATGGAACAGCGCGTCATCAAAAGCGTTTCTACCAACTGTGATGTCGATGATGTTCGTCGGTTTAAGCTCATACTCAATGAGGCGCATAAGCTCGCCTTCCGGGTTAGTCTTCAATACCGACAGCTTCTCATAGAAAGATGCGTTGGAAGTAGTAGTGGTAATCGTCTGCCATGTGGTGTTATTCTCGCGTAGCTCGTTGCTCCCCGATACCATGCGTTCCTTACCCTTACCGTTGGAGAGGGCGTAGACCAGATCGGAAAACTCGTCCGTGCTCATGTTAGTAACTTCGTCCATTGTGCACGGTAGGTTGTTAAGGATGCCGAGCCACTGGATTTTACCGTTGAGGGTATCCGCCTCCTTCAAGCGCAAGTCACTGGGATGCCCCCATACGCTGTTAATCATATTGAGGACGGTTGTTTTACCGGTGCCCGAGTTAGGGCTATACAAGTTGATGGTAGCGCCCGTCTGGTTAAGGAAGTGCAGCAGGGGGGCCCCGAAACTACTGAGGGCCGCAAAAGCGTGTGCCTCCAGACCTTCTTGGTTATAGAGGTCCCAAATCTCCTTCCACTTGTCCAGCGAGCCTACAGGTCCGATGAACTTAGCTAGCTTCTGAGTGGTGGTTGAAGGCGGGCTAAAGTATATTCCTTGGCCGCTTACTTCTTGGTCACCAATAACAAATTTAGTGTAGTTGTCGGCCCATCCAAACTGTTGGCGCATGATCTCTGCCTTATGTTTGCGTTGAATTTCGCTTACTGATCGGGAGATGAAGTCTAGTAGCATGTCACACTGCTTACCGATGGCGACCACGCCCTTCATAGACAGCATCTTACGTAGTGCTGTTTTATCAGTGGCTTCGTAAAAGGGCATCGTAAACTCACGAATGCCGTCTTGCGGGAGATGCAGCCGCAGCACCACGATATCGCCCAGCACGGTATCCGTCATACGCTTCACGACATAAAGATCGTTCTCGTAGACGAGCAAGGGCTCCATCTCGGCGGCATTCGGTGTGCCTTTGGGTGGCAGCCGCAATATACCGCCGTCTTCCTTACGGACGTACGGGTACGGGTACTTCGGTATGGTGTAGGTTGTGAGGTTCCCCGTCTGAGGGCTTACATCCTCGATGACCGACTCCGCTACGGCTGCTTGCCGAAAACCCTTACCCAGTTCCTTGGGGCCGAGAATGCGACCGAAGTGGGAGCAACCTTCACACAACTCCGGGTTTGAGGCTTTGAACTTAGCGCAGCTAGTTGCCTTCCGGAGAGTAGCTACCTTCTTATCAAGGCTGTCGGGGTCGTAATCCGGGTGACCCTCCGATAGCATGTGAGTAGCTACCTTAGCGTCATCGCATTGCGCTGCTACTGAGAGCGCATAGAACCACTCGTAGTAGCTGATGGTGGCCCGGTTGACGTAAGCATGGAGCAGCTGATTGCAGCCCTCCCCCTTGGCGCTACGCACCATGATCTTCTTAAAGTTATAGCCAGTGCTGTTCGATAGCGCCAGTTGGCGCTCCGATGGGTCCCACGTAGCTAGTTGGCTTCCGGTTTGCTCCTTGACACCGAGAAGCTGGCGTATTTCGGCTAAGGTAATGTGTTCCCCTACGGACTTAATAGTAACTGGTAGGGGCGGGTCTTGCTTAAAATTAAACGTGGCCGGTACACGCAAAATGCGCGCAACCTCAAAACAGGACGGGTCAACGTAGAACTCTTGGTTGACGCAAAGCTCACGCAACCTATCTGCTACGGGTTCCCATTGTGCACGAGTTACTTCCTCTTCGAGCGACCAGTATACGTGCCAGCCGCGCCCCGAGTTAACGATGGTAGGCTCAGGGAGCCCGACCAAAGCGCAAAATTCTGCGAGCGCTTTGAGCCCTGCGTCTTGATCGGCATACCCGTCTGGTCTGCCGGTCTTTTCGTTTACCACCGCCTTCGTAGGGCCACAGTCAATATCTATCCAGAAAGCTTTTAGGCTCTGTACGTTTTCCTTAGACCGGCTGCTGCCGTTCTTGTACTTCGCGAGGCCAAAATATACGTCCCTGTTCTGGGATAAAAACCGCGAGATGATTTCGTCTGCTTCTTCCCTCGTGGCAACAAGCTCCTGCCGAACGTCCTTGGGCCCTTTAATACCGACGATGGCGAACCAACCGTCGTCCGGCTGGACAAGCCTAATAAGGTCAATGTCGTTCATGGCATGGCTCTCGATGTAAAGATGTTCGTCAGCCGAGTTTATTGAGATAGGCTTCGAGAGCGGGCCTGATATGATTCTTCGGAGTCCGAACCCCGCTGAACCAATAATAGACTGTCTGGCGGGTCACTCCGAGGTCGTCCGCGACTCGGGATACCGGGATGTCATGAGAGACACACACCAACCCGAGACGGACGCCAAGGAGCTTCCCATCTGCCTTCTTAATATTCTCGACTACGCTAACGCTGTAGCCGCGCGACATCTTATTCGCCGTCGCCCCAAGCGCTCAGGACATCTGCCAGAGGCTTCTTAGTTGCGGGCGCAGCTTCCTTCTTCGAGGAGCGCTTTACCGGCTCAGCGGGAGCTTCGTCCTCCGCGTCCTCCTCGTCGTCCGCGAAGGGGTTAACCGGTGCAGCCTTAGGGGCAGCCACCTTGGGTGCGGGGTGCTCTACGACGTTGTCAGCATGGGCTACCGTGAGGCTGATATATTTCTGGGTTTCGGGGTTAGCCTGAGCCGCGTCCACCATATCGCACTCCTCCTGCGTCAAGTGACGGAGCGGCTTGAAGCGCAGCGTCATGGTGTCAGCATCGAGGTCGTACATAACCTTGGTCACCACAGTGTCGGTGCCTTCGCCGTTGGCTTCAAGGAAGTTGCGGTAGCCCTCAAACGGATAGACATCATCAGCGCCGTCCCCGAACAGCGATCCACCGGCAACGCTAAGCTGGTAGATATCGCCCGAGGGGTCTCCTTCCGCCATGACGGCGAGGCGGCGATTATAACGACAGGCACGGCCCTTACCGCCTTTACCAGAGCCCTTCACGTTCTTGGGGCAGTCGTTACAAGAAGTGGCCTGAGGATTAGCCGCACTGGCTTCTGGCTTATCGCCAGTGTTGGACCAGCAGTCAGGCAGCGTCGGCTTGGCCTGAGGATCGTAGTCGCTGAGGTACAGCTGGCGCGAAACCTTGTCGAGATGGCTGACGATGATGACGTTGATCTCGTGCGGGATGGCCTTACCAACTTGGTCGCCGTTTACGATACGCTTGAACGTGCCGTTGGTGTTAGTAGCAATCCGGCGCATGCCACCGGGCTTACGCTGACTAAGCAGCTTAGACTCGCGGCGAACTGTGGGGAAGTTGGAGGGCTCTCGAAAAATAGTGATATTGCTCACTTGGTTTCTCCTTTGAGGAAGGAATAAAAGGCTTGGGAGATGGTAAGGATATCTTGATAACTGGGATGCGTTTTGTCCTTATTAGGTCCAAGGATCGCAGCTAGCGCCAAGGCTTTCTCCATCGCGTTATGACGAAGCGTAACATCAATCAGTGCGTCTTGGTCTTCCATGTTTGCTCCTTACTTAGCCGCAGGCTTGCGGACTTGGATGACGTATTTGCTATCGATCTGGAGGCCGGGTGGGAGGACGTCCGGGTTTTCCTCCAAGAATTGCGCCATGTTGTTACTCTGTATGCGCTTCTCCAGAAGGTAGGGCGCTTCATGCTCCATGATGAACTGATACGTAGACTCCCAGTCGGTAGTCCAGTACCGGGTGCTTACACGCCGCGATACGGTACCCATGGGGGTGCGAATGCTATCAAGGTTCTGCTCGTTGCAAAAGTCCAAAAGACCTTGGGCAACAGTTTCGAGGCTCTCTTTGAGGGAAGCTATCTCAGCTTCGTGAGCCTCCTCCTTGGCTTTGATGGTGTCGCGTACCCTGCGGTACACAGACACGAGTTCGTCGATGGTTTGGGACATTGTTTGCTCCTTTCTGTCCGCCCCCCTCGTATTCCTTACATTATACAGTGTCAAGCTTCGTTAGGTATGTTTCTTCGATCCACATAACCGCAGCGTGGGGCGTGGGGGTGATTGGTTCGCAGTGGTAGTCGGGGCCGTGTATGCCATTCACCAAATCCGCCACCATAAACCCATCGGGGTAAATTAGTCGGTATTCGCTCTCGCTGCAGCGGATAGCTCTAAGGTGCAAGTACCGCCTTACCCCGACGCGGTCACCTAGCTTAAACTTGAATACTACGGGGCGTTCAGACATTTTATCCATCTACCACCTGCCTATAAAGATCGATAATTTTCTGGTGGTTATCGATGTTGCCTTGCAGCATGTCATAAAGGCGGTTCTCCACCTCGCTACCCTTGATGTGAACAACTGTCATAGAGTTCTTCTGGCCCGGTCGATTGATACGGGCATTAGCTTGGAGGTAGGTCTCCACGCTCGTCACTGGTGCATACCAAATCACAGTGTTTGCTGCTGTCAGCGTAAGCCCGTGGCTAGCCGCCTTAGGTTGAATTATGAGGACGCGCGGGCTGTCCTTGGTCTGGAACTCCTGCACAATCTCCGACCTGCGGTTCACCGGCACCTTACCATTGATGACATTGCTGCTAATCCCCTGCTTAGTCAGGTAGTCCCTCAGTAGGTCGATGGTGTGGGTGAATGGTACGAAGACTAACACCTTGTGGCTGCTCTCCTCAATGACTTCCTTTACGATAGCCAAGCGGTTAGAGACGTCAAACTCCACGACCTCCCCAGCATCCGTGTATACCGCGCCCCCGCTAATCTGGAGGAGCTTGTTCAATTTAGTAGCTGCGTTAAGTGCGCTAACTTCCTCACCCGCTGCCTCTATGAGCATCTGGGTCTTAAGGTGGTTATAATACTTACGTTGCTGCGGGGTAAGCGGAGCCTCACGGTCCACATAGGTAACGTCGGGAAGGTCCAGACACTGGTCTTTCTCAAACCGAATGGCTGGCTGTAAGATGGTATGCACTATGGTCTGCGACGTAGGTTTAGGAACCCACTTAAATTGGGTCGCCTTCATCATCACTTGATCCCGATACACACTGTAATACTTAGGGCAGCCATCGGGGTTAACCAGCTTAGCAAGCCCATATGCGTCAAGAGGTGACTGCGCTGCTGGCGTACCCGTAAGCATCCAAAGGCGCGGGTCTGTGGTCTTGATGAGCGTGTTCAGGATTTTCCAGCGG